ATACAGATACAAGGGGATATTTTGGAAGGTAAAAGCAAGAAAGAGATAATGTCCGAGTATGGCATTTCAGAACGTACTTATAGCAGAAAAACAAAAAACGCAAGATACCTAAGAAAAGAACGAACAGAAAAGTATCTCGAACAAATAGCTGATGAAGTTTATAAAGGTGAATTGTACAGAATATTAAAAGGAACGGAAACTGCGAAAGCAAATTTAGTGGTAAGAACAACCAAAGAAATAAATTCACAAGAAATGGATACTAAAAAAGTACAAGAATACGAAAAAGCGTACACAACTATTAAAAAAATGGGAAATGATTTAATGCGGACTGGTAAGATGTTGACTGCTTATGAGGTGCTGGAGATTGATAGACAGCTTGCTGAGGAAGAAATGTAGCAAAGAAAACTTGATATCGAAGCAAATAAAAATCAAGTAATCGAAGAAAAAGAACAGGTTGTGATAGTGGATGACACAGATAAGGATTAAAGATGTTATCGGGGAAAATTATGATTATTTTTGGAATGATAAACATTTTTATAGAGTGGTTAAGGGTTCTAGGGGTAGCAAAAAAAGTAAAACAATAGCAATTAATATGATTTATAGATTAATGAAATATCCTGAAAGCAATTTACTCGTTATAAGACGAGTATTCAATACTTTGAGAAATAGCTGCAGAGCCGACTTAATTTGGGCAATTAACGAATTGAAAGTAAATCATTTGTGGAAAATTCCAAAAGGAGAACATACGTTGACTTATTTGCCGACAGGGCAACAAATATTATTTGCTGGAATGGACGACCCTTTAAAACTAACATCAATTACTGTGGCACAGGGGTATTTGAATTTCGTTTGGATAGAAGAAGCATTTCAGATTGAAAAGCAGGAAATGTTCGAAACTTTGGAAGAAAGTATAAGAGGAATACTTCCAGAGCATTTATTTCATCAAATTACAATTAGTTTCAACCCTTGGAGCGAAGACAGTTGGCTTAGAAAAAGATTTTATAACGATACTTATGACAGAGAATATACAGATGAATTGATATATGCGACAACAACAGATTATACAATGAATGAATTTCTTGACGAAGTGACTATAAAAAGGTTTGAGGAAATGAAAATAAAAAGACCAAATCGTTTTAGAGTCGCAGGATTAGGTGAATGGGGAATTGCTGAAGGGCTTGTGTATAACAATTGGGAAATATTGGAATTTGATGCAGTAGAATTATTGAAAAAAGATTTTTCTTTAGATGTAGCTTTTGGATTAGATTTCGGATATTCTAATGATTCAAGTGCGTTTATAGGAAGTGTGGTAGATATTAAAAATAAAAGACTATATGTTTTTGATGAATTTTACCAAAAAAGAATGTTAAATGACGCAATCGCATTGGAAATAAAAAGGAGGGGATATTCAAAGGATGAGATTATAGCAGATAGCCAAGAACCTAAATCGATTGAAGAAATTAAAAGATTAGGAATTTCAAGAATAAAACCTGCAGTTAAAGGTCAAGGAAGTGTTAATCAAGGTATCCAGTATTTACAGCAATTTGATATATTTGTTCATCCAAAATGTGTAAATACGATAATGGAATTTAAGAATTATGTGTGGGAAGAAAAAGACGGAACAACTTTAAACAAACCAGTTGATAATTACAATCACTTAATGGACGCTTTGAGATACTCTATGGAAAAATACAGTATTGGTGGAGTTCATAAATTGTTATAGGAGGTGTTAAATGAGTAAAAAATATTACAGGAAAAATAACAAGAATGAAAAATATAATGGTTTTGCTAGTAATGCCAGAAATTCTACAAAAGGGAGTAAAAAAGATGTTTTAAATAGGCAAGAGCCTAAAAGAAAATATTTAACTCCTGATTTTATAAAAGATTTAGTAGGAAGCAATGACTTGGCAAGATTGATTTTAACAGCTCCTATTGAGGATGTATTAAAAAATGGATTAGACATTAAGATTTTAAAAGAAGATGGAGCAGATGATATTGAAAACACAAAAAGACTAACTGAAAAATTGGATAGTCTTGATTACATTGAGAAAATAATGGAATTTGTGATTAAAACTAGACAATATGGATATGCGGTTATGTATTTAAATACACAACAGAACGTTGATAAGGAAACTAAAGACGAGATTGGGAACAATTATTTCATAAATGCGTTAGAAGTTTTTGACAGGACTGAAATAGTTAGAATAAAAGTGAACGAATCTAAATTTGATTTGAAGTGCGGACAAGTTTATGAACTTAGAGTTAAGAATGTTGCAGAAAACAGACACTTAACTCACGTTGATGTTCATCCGAGCAGAACTATTTTTTCAAGAATAAATGAGGATAAGTTTTTGATAGGAGAGTCGATATTTACTTCGTTGTTTGACAGAATTGTTATTTTTGACACAACAGAGTGGAGCATAGGACAGTTAATTTATAGGGCTGTATTTCTTATTTATAAAACTGATACAGCAACAATGGAAGCCTTACAAGAAGAAGGTGGTATCAGAGCAAAAGAAGAGGAGATAAATTCGTCAACACTTGCTGTAATGGGACAAGACGATGAAATGCAAGTTATAAATTCGACTGGCGGACTTGATCCTGAAAAATATGTAAATGCTATATTAACAATATTGAGTATACATACTAATATTCCAAAGCAAAGATTAGCGGGAAATTCAGCAGGAACTTTGGCTGGAGCGGAAGAAGACAGTAAAAAGTATGTTGAATATTTGAAAAGATATTTTACTAAATATATTTTGCCGATTGTCAATGATTTGATTGATAAAGTGCTAGTTGAGTTAAAAATAGAGCAATCTTATAGAGTTGATTTGCCTAATTTGCTTGAGCCGACAGAACTTGAACAGATAGAACAAGAAATCAAAAGAGTTGAACTGGACACTAAAAAACTGGAATATTTGGAAAAGGCGGTTAATATTGTAACTAATGCTGAACTATTTGGGAAAAAGGATAAAATAGCGGAAGTTATACAAAAACTTGGTGAAGAAGATTTTGACTTTGAAAAGTTACTGGATGTGTTGAGCTGATGATAGAACTTGATATAAATATAGAATTAGAAAAGAAATTAATCAAGATATTGAAAAATAAGACACGAAAGTTTTTGGAATATCTGAAAGAAAACGATATTGATATTGAAGATGAAGAGGAAATGAATGAGGCAATAGAGAAGTACAAAAAAAAAGAAAAGGAAAATAAAACTATTTTTGGAATAAATAAAGTTCTGTTGGCTTATACATTGGCTTCAATTGTAGGCAACATTGATATAGAAAAACAGAAAAAGTTTAAAGATAAGATGAAAACAAAGATTTTTGAGCAAGCAATATCGCAAGCGGACTCTAAAATAAGAGATTTATATATAAATTCGACTAAAAAAACGGCACATTTTCTTGATAAATACATCAAAGAAATCAGGAAGAATAAGAAAAGTGCAAAGATAGATGATTTTGAAAAGAAAATAAAAGATGTTGTGTTTTCAGAAAAGTGGGAAGAGGCTAAACAAAAGATTTATGAGAAAATGGAATTTTCTAATTTGTTGAACACAAATAATATTTTAGGAGAAACACAAGCTGAATATTCAAAAATAATATTAGAAGAATTAAATGTGAACAGCTTTGTATGGATAACTAAAAATGATAGCAGAGTTAGAGAAAAACACGCCTGGAGGAACGGAAAGAGATTTGACATGGAAGGCAATCTGTTGCAAGGAACAGCTGGAGATAGTTCAAAAATATTGCCAAAACAGGAGTGGGGATGCAGATGTCATATGGGGTTAGATGAAAAACAAATAGAGAAAGGATTGTAAAAAGATGTATAGATTTAATTTGAGTAAATTAGAAAAACCAAAAATCATTGAAACTGATGAAGGATTTTTGCAAATTAAAGGAAATATCTTGAAGGCTGATAGTTTTATGGACTATAGAAGTAAAACTGGAGTTTTAAGGGAAAAAATTCCGAAAGAAATTTTGTTTAATGAAGACACCAAAAATACATTTTTGCACAAAAAAATAACGTTGGAACATCCGTTTGAAAACGGAAAACTTACAATGATTAATAGTGAAAATGTAAAGGAATTTGGGAAAGGTACAATAATCGATGTTTTTGAAAATGGCGATTGTCTAGGAGCTACTTTGCAGATTGAGGATAAAAAAACGATTGATTTTGTAAAAGATAGGATTGATAAAAACGAAAGTATCGAGTTGAGTGCTGGGTATAAAGCAAATGTTGAGCATTTGAAAGAAAATGAATATATACAAAAGGATATAGTGGCAAATCACGTGGCAGTTCTGTTTGGAAAAGGCAGAGCAGGAAGCGATGTGAAATTAATATATAACTATTCAGATTATAAGGAGGTAACAATGGGATTAAAATTTAACGGAAAAGATGTAACGCCTGAAGAATTGCTGACAATAGCAACAGAATTTCAATTGAAGTACAACGCTTCAGAAAAAGAAAAAGAGGATTTAGAAAAGGAAAAGAAAACTCTTGAGGATGAAAAAGCAGCAACGGAGAAGGAAAAGGAAGATAAAGACAAAGAACTGGAAGAAGAAAAGAAAAAGAAAAAAGAAGCAGAGGATAAATTGAACGCTTTGGAAAAAGAGGTCAAGAAAAAAGAGATATTAGAAGCAGCTAAAACAGTTTTAAATTCTGTTGATGAAAAAATAGGGATTGTAGAAATAATGAAAAAAGTTATTCAGGAAGCTAATCCAAAATTTAATGCGGAAGATAATGCGACTGTGGAAACTTTGGAAGATAAATTTAACTTTGCAATGGAAGTACTCGAGAACGTAAATCCAGTTCAAACTAGGACAAGTATGGCTGGCTCAGAAAATAAATTTAATTCTGGAAATGGTTTGAGTTTAAATATTGACAATAATTATTTCTCTAAAAAAAGAACAGGAGGTAATTAATAATGATAGCAGGTAAAGTGGCTTATGCGACAAGGGAGTACAGAAGTAGAGTTTGCGATGTAATTGATGAAAATATCACGATTGGAAAAGCTGTGCAGTGGAGCGAAACCGACGGAATGAGAGCAATTAAACCATTTACAAACGGAACTTTTGCAGGTGTTGTGCTTTTTGTAGAAGACAAAATAAAAGAAACTAACGTAATAGAATCTCCAACGACGGCTTCTATTTTGCAACTCGGAAATGTTTATGTAAAAGTGACCGAAGATGTAAAAAAAGGTGACAAGGCAGGAGTAAATAATACAGGAGATTTTGTAAAAGCAGCAACAGGTACAGAAATTAGAGGTTATTTCGAAACATCGGCCAAAAGTGGAGAATTGGCTATATTGGTATTAGAAGGATTAGTTTAGGAGGTAGATATGTTAAATAGATATAATGGTAAAACTTTTCAATTAGCAACAGCTTTTATGGTTGCGTTAGCAAGAGTTGTGGAAGAAAGAAAAGATGAATTAAAAGGTAGGTTAGTTGTCCCTGTTGGTGGTGATCAAGTTGGAATACAAATTGGGGATAAATACATTACTTATACTGCAACAACTTCAAGAAGAGTGGCAGAAGTAGTATCAGAAAGAGATGATGATATTCCGTTTACAGAAGTTGAATCAGTTGATAAATTTGCTAAATTACATTGGATTAGATCTGGGCATAAATATGATATTGCTGAAAAAGATAGAATTTTATCAGTAAGTGATGGAGAAAAACAATCAAGATTATTCGATTTGAAAGCGTCTGAAACATTTTATGCTGTGAGCGAAGCTGAAAATAACGAAATATTGTATGGCAACGACAAGTTGAAGAGAGCGGGGTTATTAACGGTTGACGGAAAAAGAAGCTACTCATTAGGAGTCGATTTAGCAACAGCAACAGGAGAACAAGTTGTGGACGCTTTGGTTGCAGCTAGAGAGGAGTTTGTAAATAGTTCTCAAATAAAAGGAACTTATGAAGCTAGAACACTTGTTATTGACAACACTTTATATTCTAAATTATTGAAATCTTATGGTACTCAAGAATATAAATCGAGATTGAAAGTGATTGAAGAGTTAGGGATATTCGGAAGTATTGTGGTTATCAAAAACTTCAAAAATCCAGTTACTTCAAAACCGACAATGTTGATACTGGATAATGTCCCTGATAATTTCCAAGTTATTATAGTTCAGGAAGCGACAGCTGATGAATGGGAAATTGGTAGAACTACTTATGTACCAGTGGAAGAGAAATTATCCGAAGTGTTGGCATTCCGTCCAGAATCGATTATGGAATTAATAACAGCATAAGGAGATTAGAATGTTAGTAAAAATAAAGTGCAGTTTATCTGAGGTATTTTTTTTGCCTCAGATAATAACTGAAAAAGGAAACAAATTAAGATTCACAAAAGGAATATTAGCAGTTGATTTAAACGAACAAAATTTGCAGAAATTAGAAGAATTTGCAAAGCCTTACAACGCTTATATCGAGATATTTTCAGGAGTTGAAGCAGAAAATTTGAATGATGAAAAAACCGTAAACGATTTGAACAAAAAGACAAAAATTGAAGACGAAAAAGCAAAATTGTATAGAGAGTTGGAAAATCTTGGTAGCGATGCCAAAGTTTCAAAAAAGGAATTGGTTAAAAGATTTGATAAATTTGTAGATGATAAAAGCGGAAGCAAAGAGGATATAATAGCACAAATTGAAAAAAATATTGAAAAAATAAAGGAATAATAATGAAAGTTGAAGATGTAAGAGCAGGGATCGCTGAACTTAATTATAAAGAAATAAACGAGGAATATGTAATTCCTGACAGTGTTATAAATTCAAAAATTGATGAAGCGGTAATATTTATGGAGGATATTACTGTTTCTATTCCAACCAAAGTTAAGGAAATACTGACTAAATATTTGGCACAGCATTTTTTATTGATGAACTTGAAAGAGACTACAAGCCTTAGCTTACCCAATAATAATGAAAGCTGGAAAGCAAGGTTAAATAATTTGGCATTGGATCAAACAATTCCGGGCCAAAATTTTAGAGCTTTAATAAGAAAATATACAGATGATTTTGCAACTGCTGAGGAAATAGCAAACAAAAAACATCACGGATTGAAGTTTTTTAGTTAATGGAGGTATGATTATGAAAATAAATGTAAAAGAGCCTGTAAAGTTTGTTTTGAAGCAGACTGGTGAATTAGTTGAATTTGAAAAAGGGAAATTTGATATAGAAGAAAATGATTTAAGAACAGAAAGAATAATCGCTCAAAGTGATGGAAAAATAGAAATTATTGAAGAAAAAGGCAAAAAAGATACAGCAGGAACAGGAAATAATCAAGATGAAGTTTAAAGGGAGTTTTACTGCTAAATTGAAAGTGTCAGCAGGAGATATTAAAAACACGAATGAAGTTAAATTTAAGCCTGTGGAAGTTGAAAGTGGTATTTTTCCAGACACTGGACATTATGCTAAAAATTTAACGGCTCAAGAACTTTATTCGGTGCTGCTTTACGGAACAAGTGATGGAAGAATACCATCAAGAAATGTTTTGGATTTTTTGCAGCATTATGTCGAAGGAAACACGGAAAGTTTTGTTGGGATGTATTTGGAAAAACAAGGGCAGTGGCAACCAGCAGGGCATTTGATAGGGCAAGATATAAATAATTATCACAAAAGTTTGATTTACGGATTTGCCAGTCCTGGAAATGCACTGAGTACGATTGCAAAAAAAGGTAGAGACGATCCGTTAGTTGATACAGGAGAACTTGTAAAATCGATTGCTTATAGTGTTAATGGAAAAGGAAGGTATGGCAAAGGGTAATGAATATTAGTCAAATTTATGAGAAAGAGAAAGAATATTTATTTTTCAAATTAATTTCGGAAAGAAATGTAAAAGGATTGATAAAAAAGGAACATAAAGAATACAAAATAAAGGCTTATATTGATTATCAAAGATATAATTTTGCAAATAATAATTCAAAAAATATTAGTACGCAGGAATATCTGACAGGTGTTGTGAGGATACCAACTTTGGTAGTTGATTTGGATAAAAAAACCGAAAAGATTGAAATATCAAACGGGGATTATATTATTTTTGATAACAAAAAGTACGAAATAGTCCAAGTCAAAAAGATAAAAGACGAATTGAAAGAGTATTATTCGTTTTATTTGACTGATTATATTGAAAGTATAGAATTTGATATTTACAAAACTGAATTGAATGAACTGTTTTATGAAATTTTTAAAAGCTTGGGTATTGAAGCCTTTGTTTATCATTCTTTTTTTCAAAATTCATACTTTGAGAAAGTCAAAAGTTCTTTTTTAACTTATGAGATTACACAAATAAATTCATTAACGGATTTTAAAACTAAGAAAAAAGAGATAACGGAAGAAAAAAATATAATTTTTAGATATACAACAAATAGAGCTTACAATATGATGATAAATCTGTATGACAATAATCAGATTCTGAATTTAGATACGATACTCAGCAAAAATACAATGATAGAAATTATTATGGAAAAGCTGAATATTCAATTTAAGAATATGTCTGACTTTGAATTGCAGGAACTATCATTTTTGAGCGAAAGCGATACGATTATTAATAATAAATTTTTAAATCAAAAAACTTATAATTTAAGATTTACAGTAGATACATTCTTTGAACAGGAAACAGATTATATCGAGAATATTGCTGTAAACGGAAGAATTTATGGAGGGAAATAATGAGTAGAAATGCAATAGTGAGCATAACTGCAATAAATGCGGCTATGAGCTTGACAACAAGGGATTTTTCATCCGTTTTACTGATAACAAAAGCAAAAGACGTAAAAACAGATGCAGGATTGCCAGTAGCAATTACTTCGGTAGCGGATTTTAAATCTAAATATGGTTTTGGCGATAACGACAAAGAAACAATCTTGCTTGAAGGATATTTTGGGGCTTCAACATCGCCAGAATACATTTATGTATATGGAGATAGTACAGCTACAAAATATAATGAAATTTTGGAAGGGTTGGATACTAGGTGGAAGGCTAAATGGTTTTATACTGTTGTGCCAATTTCACAAGAAAGTGATGTTACAGAAGCAGTAAAATTTGTAAAAGGAGCGTCTACGGATTATGTATTGGCATTTCAAGGGGCTAGCAATTTTACAACAGCTATTAACTTGAAAATTGCTAAAGATAATCCAGTTGACAAGGCACTTTATATCGCAACTGATAAAAATGAGGGGCAAATAACAAATTTATTGGCAACAATAAAAAATTTCTTTCCCGGATCAGTTCCTTTCTCAAGCATAAAATTGAATGGCATTACTGGTTCAAAGTATTCTTTGACGGAAATATTAGAACTAGTAGGAACTAAACGAGAAAGTGAATATGGAGTAAACGTTGTTACAGAAGAGGAACGCATTGTTACGCCATACTACGGGAAGGCTATGGATGGAATAACTTGGTTTGATTATACAGTAGCAAAAATTGCAATTGACGAGTATATGAGGGTAGGATTGACACAATATATTGTAGAAAAGAATACCGCAGGGGAAAAGATTACAACAAAGCCTGAAGGGCAGTCAAAAGTAGCAAGTAAAGGGACTTCGATTTTGAGAACTTTTGCTAAAAGGGGAATTATTTATGATATTGATGATATTCTTTCTGACGGAAAAAGTGCTGCATATTCTGTAAAAATTGTGTCTACGACTAACAGAAACCTTGAAATTGAGTATGAATGCTATTTTGAGGGAGCGATAATAAAATCGACAGTACAGATAACATTAAAATCAGAAAACGGAAACTAGGAGGTAAAGCAATATGGCTTATATGCGAAAAGGATATATTTTAATAAGATCAGGCGGAAGAGAACTTATAATTGATGAGTTCGATGAAGACGCAGTTGAAATAGAAACGTTAGAAGACAAAACATCAACTAGAATTTCATCAAGAGGAAAGCCGATTTATTCAATAACGGATAAAGTGGCTTACGAATTAACAATCTCGATAAAGCCAGACACAAATGCAATGGGAAGGGTGCTGGATTTTTGGAATTATTTAAGAAATGGAGATTATCCTGATTTTGAATTCGAAACTCACGAAAAAATAGATTCAAGAGAGGTAATAACTTATTACACAGACGGAAACGTATTAAGTGAACTTGATTCAGAATCAGCTTACAGTGCTGACGCACCAACAAATACATTTAAAATAGCTGGATTAAGAGATGATAAAAAAGTAGGATAGGAGAGGTAAAGTATGGAAAATATATTGAAAACAAGTGAAGATAAATTGGAATTCAAAAAAATAGAAGATACAAGCAAGCCGTTTGAAGGCGGATTCGTCGGAGAAAGCAAACATTTTGGATTGCCGAATAAAACATTTAAAGTATTTTTGGAAGGGGAGGGAAGTGATGGAGAAATGGGATTTATAGGAGTTCAGTTTATCACTCCGAAAGCTAGAAAATTAACCAGTTTTCTAAGCGCAGCAATAGCGTTGCAAAGTTTGGAAAGCGGAGATATTTCTACATTGGAAGATGGTGCATTAGACATCTTAATCGAAAAAACAAAAACGTTGTTTCAAATTTCAGATATTATTATTGATAAATTAACGTTTTCGAGTTTATTACATATGATTTCATTTGCGACAAAAATCAGCTTCAACCCCAAAAGTTAGATATAGAGAAAGTGGAGGGTTTAATTTGCCGTTGCAATATGAAAAAATAGATGGAAGATTATTAAATTGTTTTGTTATTGCACACGAATTTAAATTAAATCCTTACGATGTTGACGAAAATTGGGGAGATTTACAAATTTCTGAAACACTGTCGTTTTTAAACGAGATGTATAAAAAAATGAAAAAATAGGAGGCTTAAATAATGTCGGAATTTCAAACTACTGTCCAGTTGAAAGTCGAGCCAAACTTATCGAGCGTGAAAAGTACAATAAGCAGTATAAACAAAATGATACAGTCCTCTTTAAAAACGAGTGTTGATTTAACTTTTAATGTAAAAGGAGAAAAACAGGTAAAAGCATTAAAAGAACGTTTGAAAAGAGAAATTAAAGTTCCTGTTGAAATAAAGGAAGCTACTTCACAAATTGCAGCAATGAGAAAAAGAATCGGGCAGACAGTAAATGTAAAAGTTGGAGTTAAGACTGACAAAATAGATAAAGTAAGGGAAAGACTTGCGAAAGAAATAAAAGTGCCAATAACGCCAGTTAAAAGTGGCGGTGGCGGACTGGAAGGAACAATACCAAAAGCTACTCCTGCTCCAGTTAAGCCGCAAATTACAGGTGTCCAAGGATTTTTAGGACAAATGAATGGCTTGGCACAGCAAGTAGGCTCGTTAATAAGTGGTGCTGTTCTGGTTGGATTTGCAAAAGGTGTGACAAAAGGGATAATTGAAGTTGGATCACAATTTGAATCTTTAAAAACTATGATTTCCAACGCACTTGGTGGAGTTGAAGAGGGCGAAGCCGCAATGGAAATGATAAAGCAGATCGCAAGAGAAACTTATCAAAGTGTTGAAGATGTTGGAGGCAGTTTCAATAAGTTGATAAATCGTGGTTTAAAGCCGACAAAACAGGAAATAATACAACTTACCGATTTTGCCAAATCTCAAGGAAAAGAATTGGATCAGCTGGCAGAAGCGGTATTGGACGCTATGACTGGAGAAAATGAAAGGTTAAAAGAGTTTGGTGTTAAAGCAAAAGATGCAGGTGACAAGGTTATTTTAACGTTTAAAGGAATATCAACGGCAGTTAATAAAAACGAACAAGATATTTACAACTATTTAGTAGCACTTGGTAAAGTTCCTGGTGTTGCCGGTATGTCAGCAAAAGCCGCCGAAACATTTGACGGAAAAATGAAATCAATAAAAGGCTCTATTGACAGCATTAAAATCGAAATTTTTAATCAAATGAAAGGGGCATTGGAACCATTGCTTAAAATCTTGGAGAATATAGTAGGAAAAATACAAAAGTGGGTTGAAGTTCATCCTAAACTTGCTACAGCAATAGCTGCCATAACCGTAGGAATAATTGGGCTTATAGGAGTTATTTTAATATTAATTCCAATTCTTTCAACTTTATCTGTTGTAATAAATTCGATAACTTGGCCGATATTGTTAGTTGTTGCAGCGATAATTTTAGTGGTAATACAAATTGGTATTTTGATTTGGGTATTTCAGGATTTATGGAACGGGTTAACTCAAGGAGAAAGCTATATATTTGCAATTATTGACGGCTTTCTTGAATGGCTTGGAATAGGAATATCTGTTCAGGATATGATTGACGGCATAACAGCTGCTTTCAATGTTGTTGCTGATGTAGTTATGAATTATGTAGTACCTGTGATTATGGCAGAATGGGATTTTTTAGTCCAAACTATTGGAGCTTTGGTTGAAGGGCTAGTGGACACGATAGCAATAGTAATTGATATAATAGTTGCATTATTTACTGGTGATATTCCTAAGGCAGCTAGAGGGTTTGAAATACTTAAACAAAATGCTATAGCTGTATTTGAACAAATGGTAGCAGCTGCAGCGAGTGCAGCTTCAAGGATTATAAGTGCGTTCGCTGATGCAGTAGCTAAAGTAAAATCAATGGTATCTGAATTACCACTAATTGGTGGATTGGCTGGTGGTGCTTTAGGAAAATTTGAGAGCGGATTAAGAAGTACAAGCAGATCTTTAGCAGCAACTGCAACTAATAACAAAAATTCAGCAGCACGAAGAAAAGAACAGGTGCATAGTTATACTGAACAAGGAAACACAGGGAGAAAAAGAATGGGAGCACCGGGAAGCAAAAAGAAAGGTGGAGGCTCTACAAATCCGTACGGTAAAATGCCAGGTGGTGCAGGCGGAGGCTCTGGTGGTGGTTCCGGAGGCAAGAAAGGTAAAAAAGGCGGCAAAGGTGGCGGTGGCGGAAAGAAAGGAAAAAATAAAGGAAGAGGTGGCGGTGGAGGAGGCAAAAAAGACTCTTCTGGAAAAAACCGAAACCAAGAAACTATCCAAGAACAAAAAGCCGTTGTCACAGCAATCGAAGGACTTCAGGAAATCTTGAAAAAAACAGGATATTCCATAACTTCTGAAATCAAAAGAGCAAATTTGTTCGAAGCAAAAAGGCAGGCATTGCTTGCCTCACAAAGGCAGACAGGAGTTAAAGAACTGTGGAGTAATATCAAAGAGAGATTTTTCAAGAAAGAGGAAACAAAACAGTCGACTCAAAAAATAGAGTTATTTTTATCTGACGGCTCGAAAGCCTCGTCTTTCGGAATCACTAAAAATACTTCGCTTGGAGATTTTTTTAAAATTATTAATTCAAGGAATGGTGGTTAAAATGAGTATATGGGATTTTGATAAGGTTGATGGAATTTTTGGTGGTATTCCTTTTCATAGCATTTCAACCGAGATAAGTCTTCAAAAGGAAATAACTTCCAGAAAGACTTATCTTGGATACGAAGATAATGACCACAGATACATAAAAGCCAAAACGATAACGGCTGACATAGTATTTTTCGGAAGAATGGCTAAAATGAAAGCCAGTGCACTGGAAACTTATTGGAAAAAAATGGACAGGCATCCGTTGATACTTCTTAAAAGAAATCGAGTGTTCAATAACGTTGTAATTAAAGATATTTCTATAACTGAGGAACTGGCAAAAGACGGAAATAACACAATTGGAATGAATGTTACATTTCAGGAAATGCGTTATGGAGTACCAGGTGGGAATTTATACGATGAGATAAACGAAATAACAAAATCTGATAATATGTACACTCAAATCGTGGGAATAGTAAAAGAAAAACTGAATACTTTTATAAACATGTATTCAAGGGCAATAAAGTAGGTGTTATATGAAAATACAATATAGTAAAAAAGAAATAAAGGAATTGATTTTGAATAATGATTTTGTAGAAATTACATTTGATGTAAAAAATATAAAAAACAAGACTTCAAAAATAGAGTTGATTGCTTTTGAAAGGAAGTTAAAATTTGAGTTGATTTATATAAATAAAAAATACGACTATTTGCACGACGAAATAGACCCAATAATGTTGCAGATTATGAACTTCGATAACAAACTTCTTACTACATTGAAAATAGAACCTTTTCAAGATTTGATGTATTTACCAAAGCAAACTGAAAATGATTACGACGATTTGATTTTGATTATAGTGCCAAAAAATAAAGTGGGATTAAAAGGTGATTTCAATATTGATACTTTAGAGAATTATGGTTTTCTACTTTTTAAGGTGGTTTAGATGATAGATAAATTTAGATATATTGAAATAAAGTTCATTCTTGGTGATAACGAACTGATTTATGATAACGATAACTTTAATATCGAATTTAAATTGGAAACCGACAGGACAAGTCAATCAAACGTTTTGGAACTCACTATTTATAATATAAGAATGAGGGACAACGAACAGTTGAGTCTGGAATACGAATTCTTGAAATCTAAGCCACGTGTGGAATTATATGCAGGATACAGAGAGTTTAAAGAAATTCCTGTTAAAGATTTGGTGTTTAAAGGGCAGTTGGCAACAGTAAAGAATGAATACGAAGAATTGGATGTTAAATTTGGGTTAGTTTGCTTGCAGGAAAAGGATATTTTCGTTATGCAGACACTTAATGTGAGTTATCCAAAGGGAAATAAGCCAAGTTTTATTATAAGAGATTTGATTGATAAGTTTGGAAGCAAGGATGAGATAAAATTAGGAATAGGGAAAATAGAGTTGTTCAAGGACTTGCCTTATCAATCCAATTTTTCAAAATCAAATACAAGTTTGCAAAAAATATTTGAGGACTTGGCAAAAGATACTATGAGCATTTTTTACATCGAAAATGGACTGCTTTATTTCTTACCAAAGCATTCTTTTATAAAAGAAAAAACAGAATTAACTCAAATGGATTTGCTTGATTTAACAACGGATGAAGACGGATATAACGTGAAATTAGGTTTCAGGAATTTCAAAATAAATACTCAACTTTTCATCGAAGGACTTGAAAAAGATTATGTAATAGATAAAATCACTCACACTTGCAACGGAGAAGACGGTGATTTTATGACCGAATTAAAAATCCTCGATATGGATATTTTCGGAAAAAATATGCTGAAAGAACTGGAAGAAATCAAGAAAAAAGCAGAGGAAAAAATCACGAAAGTGGAAGAACGTGAACAAAAACGTGAAGAGAAGAAAAAAGAAAAAGAAAATGCCAAAAACAATAATAAAAAAGATAATAACAAAAATAATAAAAATAACAAGAGTAAAAGAAAATAGGAGATAAAAATGTCTTTTGCAGAAATGTATAAACAGAATCAGACTTTAATAAATGAAAGTTTAAACGATATCCATACAAGCTGGATTGGGAAAATTTATGATGTAGATAATAAAAAACGTACTGCGAGTGTAAAATTTTTACAAAAGGCAGTAAGAACTCTAAAAAACGATATTTTTCAAGTAATTCCCCCTGATTTAACAGATGTTCCGCTGTTACCAGTATTTAGTAGCGATAATTTTGAAATATATGTGCCGTATTCTGACAATGATAAAGTATTAATAACTGTGCTAGAACGTCCTTATGAGGAGCCGTTTTCAAACGATGAAATATCAGAGCAACAAAGATTCGGGAAAATGGATATAGCGTATTCAATTGTTGCAAGAGCAATACCGTCAAATATGTCGAATGGTGTTCAAAAAAACGCTGAAAATATATGTATTTCAAATAAAAAAAACGGTACAAGCGTTGTCTTAGGTAACAATATAGAAATAACAGGGAATGTAAAAATTAACGGAACTTTAGATGTTACAGATGTTATAACATCAGATTCGGATGTAAAAGCAGGAGAAAAGACGTTGTTGACACATACGAATGGCGGAAATCCAGTGGATTAATCGCTTTTTGTGGAAAAAAGGAGGATGAATTATGATTGCTTTTAAAGTTGAAAATGGAGATTTACAATTCAAAAATAACGATTTAATTTTATTGGAAGAAGATGAGAAAGCAAAACAAGATATTTTAGAATTAATAAAACATATCAAAGGAACATACAAATTAAGAGAAAATATCGGCATACCTTGGTTTGATTATATTGGAAAATTAAAAAATAACGAAAGGGAGCAATTAATAATTACTTATATGTATGATAAAGTGGCGAATTACAAAGGGGTAGAATTAGATAGTATTAGTATTGAAAAGACAGGGGTTGTAAATAGAAAAGGTATGTTTAAAATTGATTTTAATTATTTAGGTAAAGATTTGAATATTGAAACAGAAGGGAAGTATTTAAATGAGCAGATTTAGGATGGATGAAAACGGAATAATATTCCCTTTGTTTGAGGACTTTAAAACTGAAATGGAAGCGGAAGGTAAAATACAGTTTGGAGAGAATTTTGAAATAAATCCTGAAACTTCTTTAGGGCAAATATTAGAAGTTTTTTGCTATATATTGGAAAATAGCAGTAAGCAGTTGCAGTCTTTATATTCTTCGATGTGGCTTTTTAACAAGAGTGGCGCTATTTTAACGGCTTATGCTTCAAATTTTGGAATTGAACGTATAAAAGGAAAAAAAGCGTATGGAATATTAACGATTGAAGGAGTGGCTGGACATATTGTAGAAAAAGGGTTTCAAGTAAGGGATAAAAGAGGTTATTTGTTTCAAACGGTATCTAATGTATTGATAAATTCTATCGGAAAAGCGACAGTACAAATAGAAGCGTTAGAAATAGGAGATGCGTATAACACTGGAACAAATCAAATTGTAGAAAAGGCAAGTGGGGATGAAAATATATCAAAAGTATATAACTTGGATAGTATTTCTGGTGGAAGTTATTCGGAAAGCGATGTGGAATTAAGAGAGAGATTACAGAAATTGTTTGAAACTGAATCGGATGCTGATGTAAACGGTATAAGGGCGACATTATTGGAAATGTCACAAGTGGAGGATTGCAGAGTGTTAGACAACTCGACGAATACATATGATACAATAACAGGATTAAATCCAGGCGAAATAAAAATAATTATAAAAGGATTGGTTGATCAGGAAGTTGCTGAAAAAGTATTGAATACAAAATCAGCGGGAATAGTAACGGTAGGAAATACTATTTTTGATGTATTGAGTGAAAGTAATCAAAATATAAAAATAAAACTTCAGGTTGCTAAAAAAGTAAATGTTAAAGTAAAAGTGTCCAACATCGTATCGGTTTCAGAAAACAATAAGGTATTATCGAACACAATAAAAGAAAATGTATTGGAAGAAGTACGTAAATTTAGTTTGGGAGATTATGTAAATTACGAAAAAATCCAATCAGCAGTTTATCGAATTTCAAATCAGAAAGAAGCAATAGTTGAAATACAAAAAGAAAATGAAGGGTGGATAAAATCTGATATTGCTATTTCTGATGAAGAATACAGCGAAATATTAACAGAAAATATAGAGGTATTAGAATGATGATTACAAGCGATAATTTTTTGGCTCTATTCGGTAACATAATAGATAGAAAAGGTATAAATAATATTAAATTTTTTGAAATATTATCAGCTGGGATGAATTTATATAATGAATATTATGAAAAAATACTTTTTACAGATGTCATTGATTTTCAGCAAGGACAAGAGCTGGATTTATATGGTAGGCAATTTAATCTTTATCGCAATAAAATGAATGATAACGATTTCAGAAAGTTGATAAAATCTTATTTAATTTTAAGATTTTCAGGAACAAATATGAACGGAATAATAAAATCAATCAGTTTGTTTTTAGGAATAAAAAAAGAAAAAATATTTTTATATGACAAAAACAATGATTCAAAAATTGAATCAAGACATATAAGAATATTAGTTAAAGACACTGTTGAGATAAAAAAAGTTATAGATTTTTTGAAACAAATCAAGGCAGCTGGAATAATAATTGATTGTTGGGAAATGATAGTTAGTACTCCTGAATACGAATATAACACATTAGAATATGACAGCCTGTATTTTCCAAGCGATAGAACTCAATATATATTAGATTGCAGCAATAATATTATTATCTATAACCTTGCCGAAAGAGTGGCATTTGAATACAATAAACATCAGTACGATGTAAACGAATTAGAAAGTTTAAATGATAATTAGGAGGAATTATGGCTAAAATAAGAAAATTTATAAAAGGGGTATATCAATATGCAAATCTATTCAAAATAAGCAACCCGCCTGAATCCGTTGGCGATAGTGAAGTGAAACAAGTTACTCCTTTCCGTGGAATAATACAAAATCAAGGGGATTTTATAACAGCAGAAGATCATAACGAAATACAAAAAAATGGGGTACTCTTCGTAAGTGCAGAATATTCTGAAAATCACGGAACAGGTGTTGATGCTTATGTTATTAAAGATTACCACAACGAGCAAGGTTTGTTTGATGGATTAAAGTTAAAATTTCAAATTCCAAAAACAAATATGTATGCTGCACCTGTTTTGGTTATTGATGATTTGCAGTATAATTTAAAGATCATAAACGATAATCTTATAGAAAACGCAAGAATAGGTGAATTAAATAAAAATGAAATAGTTTCTGTAATTTATTTTAACAGGAATTTCGTTTTAGAAAACTCAAGAGCTGGAGAGAAATCATATGGAATAACAAAATATGGGACAGAAACAGGCACAGCCCTCGAAGGCAACCGCTTAGCCGAAATTCTAGGGATAGAGTTTGGCGGAAATATACAGGACGTCGGCAATAAAACTAGAGGCAAGTTCTACTATGACAGTGTAACGAAATATTACTACGAATGTATCGCGGACACAAATTTAACATATAATGATGTGTCAAAATTCAGGGCGATTTCTAACAAACCGCTTTCAGACAAATTAGAAGATCTATACGAAGTTATACCGGGCGTTTTAAACGCGAATCAAATTTCTGGATTTACCTCTGCAACTCTATATAAAAAGGCAGGAGTGGTATTTTTGAATGTGGACGATAATCAAAGGCTAAATGGGAGAACCGCGGGCAATGTAATCTTAACACTGCCAGACGGTTTCAGACCTCGAAATCGGACAAGTTTCTCAGGAAACACAAGCTTAGGACAGGCTTGCGTTTTTAACATCGAAGTTGATGGACGTGTAATTCTGATGTCAAATATCAAGTTATCAGGCTATTTATATTTTAACGTCAGTTTTTTAGCAAAATAACCAATAGAAAGGAAAATAAAAAATGAATGTTGTGATTTATGATAAAAAAAGTCTTGAGATAATAGCAAAACCAGTTATTACTAATTTAGATGAATTTAAAGAAAAACCAACTTTATTTTATCCTGACTGGGATAATGTAAAACATATCTGGAACGAGATAGAGTATCAAAATCCAGTTCTCGAAAATGGAAATTTAAGAGAAGCTACAAAAGAAGAGTTGTACAAGGCTGGAAAATACACTCTTGCTGAAAATGAGCTGATAGCAAACGGAAAAATCAAGGCAGTTGAATTATCTGAATTTGAGTATGTGGAAAACAATGTCATTAAATTAAACAGAGAAAAACGTATAGAACAGATAAAAAAAGAACTCTATGATTTAAGACTTGAGTATGATGTTGCTCCGTTTGAATTTGAAGTAGGTGGCGTGAAATATTTACAAAATAATCGTAGTATAGACCAGTCGAATCTGACCAGAATAGTAGTAATGTGTCAGGCAATGAAAAAGACAGAATTTGAAAACTGGAAATTTTACACAAAAAACAACAGTGAAAAGTATGTTAATTTAACATTGCAGGATATGATGAAAATGGCGAATATAATGCAATCTCGTACCACTAAAGCCATGGCTACTGAAACATTACTATCTCACAGCTTAGAAAATTTAACCGATAAAGAGTTAAAAGAGTATGATGCTAAAGACAGATATGAAAAAGCGTATAAAAATATGTAGGGAGGTATTTATGCAGTTAGAAAAAGACAAGCTATATATATGTTTCCATAAACCAAAAAACATAGTCGGATTTTTAATTTCTACTTGGACGCTAGGTAAATATTCTCACTGTGAATTTATTTACAATGGTCAAATTTTTTTATCTAACCCTGGAGGAGTTAGAACAAGGAAATTTGAGTATCAGAAAAATATGGAAATTTACGAGCTTGATAAAAATATTGATCCAAAAGATGTGATTGAATTTTTTAGAACGGCTCAAGGTAAGGGTTATGATTATTTAGGAATTTTAGGGCAATTTTTCTATGCTGACAAGGTGCAGGACGATAATCTATTTTTTTGCAGCGAGTTTTGCCTTAATGCAATCGATTATGCTTTGCAGTTCACATTGACCTATAAAGGTAAATCATTAAAGGATAGGGTTGGGTATCAGTTCAATCCTGCAAAGTTGTATAAGTATTTAAAATTTATGGAATTGATAGATGAAAAGGAAGTGGTGTAAATGGGTACAAGATTCGATAAAATTTTTAGTTACATGCTATTTGTCGAAGGTGGATACAGTAATGATAAAAACGACAAAGGCGGAGAAACAACTTGGGGTGTTACAAAAGAGGAGGCAAGAAAAAATGGATACAACGGACCAATGAAAAATTTAACACAAGATTTTGCAAAAAAAATACTTGAAAAAGGATATTATCTGAAACATCATTTAAATGAAGTAAAAAACGATAAGGTTGCACTTTCAATATGTGACTGGAGTTTTAATTCAGGAAGATGGGCAACTAAAAAGGCACAAGTAACATTAAATAGTTATTTCGGCTATGATTTAGTTGTAGATGGTATTTTTGGAAGCAAAACTATAAAAGCTTTAAATGAAGTAGAAGAGCAGGGAAAATCTGAAGAATTTTTAAAAAATTATCATAATTTACAAAGAAAATTTTATCACTCTATTGTGGAATATGATCCAACACAATCAGATTTTTTAACAGGCTGGTTAAACAGAGTTGACAGAAAAGAAAAATACTTAAAGGAGATGATATAAATGAAAGTAATATTGAATGTTGGACACGGTGGGGTAAGAAAAGACCCTGGAGCATGTGGGAATGGATTCGAGGAACACGCTTGGAATAAGGACTTTGTAAACAACTATATCGTTCCTGAATGCAAAGAGCAAGGTTTAGATTATGTTGTAGTATATCAGGATTATTATTCTAAATTGCCAGACAAGATTAACAATTTGGCAAACAAAGGGGATATAACTTTATCATTTCATCTTAATGCCGCAGATAAAACAGCAACAGGTGCTGAAATGTTATATTGGCATAGTTCAAAGAAAAGTAAGGAATTGGCGGAATATATGCAAGAGGCTAATATTGAAGTAACGCATTTGAAAGACAGAAAAATCTTGCCACGAGATTATGCGGACAGAGGGGCAACTCTTTTAAGAAAAACTTCAACGCCTTGTGTCATAGTTGAAAGTGGATTCATAACAAATTCAGAAGACATGAAAGTGTTGGAAGAAACAAAAAAGGAACTTGCCAAATATTATGTAGAGGCAGTAAAGAATTATTGGAAGAACAATTAAAAATAGCTTGAATACAAGCTGAATTTCAACGTTAAAAATAATTTTGGATAAATAAGGTTGGCTAACAAGATAAAGTTTGTTGTAGGGCTTGCTGGCTAGCTTAAAATTGATATTGATAAAAATAAGGAAAAGGGAGAGATAAAATGAACATAATAACAAAAATTTATATTCTAAACAAGGCAAAGGAATTGATTTTAAAAGGAATTTACAAAGTTGAGATAGTAGAAAAGGCAAAAAAAGGAATTGAAAAGCTGGATGCCGTGGCAGATGGATTTTGGGATAAACTAAGAGAGTATGTAAGAAAAGAAAAAGAAATTGATAGAAAGTTTATCCCGAACTTTGCTGAAGAAATTGGGGAAGAAATTTTGGAACAAGGGATTGAAATTTTATCAAAAGAATTTGACATAAAGACAATGATTCAAAAGGCATTTGACGTTGAGAAAAAAGAAAATCCAAAAATATTTTAATTTATAAAGAGGAGCAACAACAGGAGAGCAAGAATGTTTTTTAAAGAAATTAGTGATTTAGGTGCTTTAGTGGTTATATGCGGAATATTCTTATATTTCGTAAAGAAAATTTTTGACCTGGTAATAAACGATATTAAAAAGAGCTACGAAAAAATAATCAGTGAATTGCAATACGCTGAAGCAAGGCGAGCAGTTCTTATTGCAGGGAATGAAAAGCTTATCGAAGTTCTTAACAGGTTAGAAAGTAGACTAAGAACGGAAAAAATAACAGGAGAGGCACTTGGGATAATGCTTAATACCAAAGGCAGTCAAATGTGTCTTTGTATAAAGGATGAAGCCATAGACACAATTAATACGAACAGTATTGATAAAAATTGGGATTCTATAGAAAGCGAGATGGATAACCTTTATGATGAAAAAATATTAAAATTTCAGAAAGAATATCATAACTTAATGGAATTTGATACGTTTTCAGAAATTAACAAGCAATTTATTGTAGAGCTTGAGCAGTCAAAAGCTGGGATAATATCAATACTGTCAAACTTAAAAGAGGCACAGGAGCTTACCGATTATAGAATAGCAA